ACCACAAATTTCTATAAAAAAGAATACACATTCAGAACTCCCTCAGCGTAAAACTCACCGTCCACAGCCCTTTCTTGGAAGTATCCTTCACCAAAGCCGCCTTATATCCTTCAATATACATCTCCGCCGTTTTTACCGCCAGCGTCTCCGTATCGAAATACCCCACGGTAATCTTGTCCTGTTGCTTAAACTCCGTCAAAATCTTCAGCCACTTTGCCGAAACAGAGAACGTCACCGGGATGCTCACCACGCCTGCGCGCACCACATCCCGTTGCACCGTTCCGGATTCCGTCTCCCCGCCGGAATCCGCCTCCACATCATTCATCTGTACCTCATAAGAATCCGGCAGGGGGAGGGCTGTGCCGTCAAAAGTCAGATACTGTATAAATGCCATCGCTTACCTCCCTCCTGACCGCAGGTTTTGTCTTGCCTGCGCCGTCACTACCAGTTCATCCAGTAAAGTGCCTCCGACATACACCGGGATCACGATATTCCCCTGCGGACCGGAAAATCCCGCCAGGGCTTCCGATACCGCGGAAGAGATCCCGGAGATCAGGTCGGACATATCCCCGCCGGATAAAGCGCCATCGGCATAGCCATACTCTGACCCGTTCACCTTCGGAGAAATCACCATGTCCGAAGCCACATCCCGGACAGCTTTCTCCACCAGGTTCCGGTTCTTTTCAATCCCACTCGCCAGTCCCTTCATGAAGTCCGGCATCCAGGTCTCGTAATCTGCCAGCGGCCCCTCATCCGGAGCCGAGAAGTGCAGGAAGGAACGGATTCGGTCGGCCAGCCCGGAAACGGTGTTGATCACACCCTGGATCATGCTGGAAATCCCGTTGATCAGTCCTTGGATGAAATCCCTGCCCCACTGGAACGCCTGCCCCGGCAGCCCGGTGATAAACCGGATGGCGGAAGAAAATCCAATGCTCACAACCGAATACAGACCGGAAAGGGCAGAGCCGATCCCGGAGACCATCCGCTGGAAGGCAGACACCGCCGCTTCACGCAGTGTAGATGCGATATTTACCACCGTGGTCCTGATGCCGTTCCAGACAGAAGACGCTGTCTGCTTCATCGCCGACCAGATCTTGGTGGCAAACTGGGACAAAGCCGAAAGCACCGTCTCCACCCCTTGCTTCAGCCCCGAAGCCGCGGAAGTCACCACCTGACGGATTCCCGACCAGATCTGAGTGGCGGCATTTCTGATATTGTTCCAGATATTGGCCGCATCAGATGCAAGCTGGGAGAAATTTCCCGTCACCAAGTCGATCAGCAGGAGCACCGGAGCCAGGATCACATTTTTCAGCAGTTCAAAGGCGCCGGAGGCAATCTGGCAGATCCCCGACCAGATGCCCTGCAGGGTATTTTTCGCGTTCTCCCACAGAGATGTGATGGTTGTAACCACCAGCTGGACAATAGGATTCTGCAGGATCGCATTCCAGGTATTCATGAAAAACGCGGACACCTGCGACCACAGGCCGCTCCACCAGTCCGGGATCGCAGAAAAAAAGCCGATGAAAATCTGGAACGCCGCCGGGATGGTCTCCGTAAAGAAAACCACCACACCGTTCCATAACTCCATCAGCTTCTGAGATACCGCCTGCCACAAATTTCCGAACCACTCCGTGATCGCTCCCCAGTTTTTCACAATGGCGATAATCCCGGCAATGGCTGCTGCTACCCCTGCAATGATCCCAATCACCGGAAGCAGGGAAATGTTCAGTGCCCCGAAGGACACCGCCAAAGCCGCAATCACCGGCGTCAATGCGGTAAATGCCACAAGCAATGCGCCCAGGATGATGACAAAATTCTGCACCGGCTCCGGCAGCATGCCGAACACCTCGCTCACTGCCGTAATAATGGCCACCAAAGGCGGCAGAACCACATTGGCCAACTCCACGATCTTTTCCCCCAGGGGAACCAGCGCCTGCTGCAGCTTCCTTGTATTGGCCTCCATCTCCTGCATCGGCGTCTGTGTCTGGCTGAACAGATTTTCCGCAGATCCGGCTACGCTGTCATATGTCTCTCCTACGGAAGTCAGGGAAGTAATAAACTTCAGGTTCCCATCCTCAGCCATGGTACCGAAGGCCTGCGCCGCCATGTTCAGAGCTTCCTGCTGTCTGGTGCAATTTCCGATATCCGCCACAATGGAATCGATCACCTGCTTCTGGGTGGCCTCCCCATTCTGCCATGCCAGGAACAGGGACTGGGTCTTCTGGGAATACAGGTCTATAGAATCCCCGATGGTTCCGTCCGCCAGACGGGTGGTCACCTCATTGATGGCGTCATTGACCTTGTCCAGATTGTATGCCCCGCCCTGCAGGCCGTTCTGCAGAAGCTGGAAATACTCGGAAGCGGAATACCCTGCCTGCTCAAATTTTCCGGCGTACTCGGACAGATTGTCTCCTAACTCATTGGTCTTGTCCAGACCGTTCTGGGTACCCCGGACGATATAATCCATAGCTTCCTGGGCGGTCAGGCCATACTGCTTCATCAAAGAATTGACGCCCCGAAGAGTCTCATTCATGTCAATCCCGTATAGTTCTTCCAGAGTCAGCGCCTGCTTCGTCAGGTTGGTCAGATCCGTATCCCCCAGATCACCCAGGTTTTTCTTGACCATGATGACCGCTTCCGCCACGGCATCCATGCTCTGGCCCACACCGGATCCATACACATTTTTCACAATCTCTGCGCTGGTTTCCGCCGCCTCCCCGGTCTCCCCGAAGTATGCGTTCACCTTGGAAACTGCTGTCTCTGTCTCCGCGTAAGCGTTCACCGCTTTATCGCCCACGTCCTGGATCTTATCCCCTACCACGGATAGTTGGTCGGCAGCTTCCATCAGTGCGGCGCCTTTCGTTGCTTGGGCAATCTCCCCAATGTCATCCGCAGCATCCCGGGCGGCATCTCCCACGCCGTTCAGGTCTTCAATCAGGTTCTGCACGGCCTGACCATCATCCACCGTATCCAGGGCGGCGGTCAGCTGCTTGATATCCGCCTTCCCGCCGGTGACCGCTTTCCCGATCTTCTCCACAGCGGTTTTCAGCTGGTCAGACGAAGCCGTCCCATTCCGGATCGCCGTCACCAAACGGCTCCCCAGCACGTCCGCGTAATCATCCACACTGGATCCCGTAGCCGCAAACAGCTTATTCAGCCGCTCCGTATTGGCAGAAAGCCTTTCCTGCTCCGACTGCAGGCCGGAAAGGTTCGCCTTATACCGGTTCAGAGTACCTCTGGTTTCCTCAATCTCCCGCTGGAATGCCATGTACTGGTCTTTCCCAAGATCGCCCCGTTCAAAGGCTTTCGCCACATCCTCCTGGGCTTTTTCCAACGCTTCCAGCTTTTTCTCTGTATCCCCGATGGCCGACTGCAGAAGTTCCTGCTTCTGCGCCAGAAGAATGGTATTCGATGGATCCAGTTTCAAAAGGTTATTCACATCCCGAAGCTGGCTCTGGGTCTTCTTTATGGAATTGTTCACCGCACTCAGCGACTTTTCCAGCCCGCTGGTATCGCCGCCGATCTCCACCGTAATCCCTTTGATCCGGCTTGCCATGTGTCACCACCTCCTGAAAATAGGCATAGAAAAAGCCCGGATCCCTCCAGGCAGTAAAAATCACATCAAAATTTCATTTTGTAATACAAACACTTGCTATCCGCATACGATAGTGCTATAATAAACTCAAACAGAACACAGAAAGGAGAGATTTCCATGGCTCTGACAACTTTAACCGCAAGGGTAGACCAGAAAGATAAAGCCGACTTTGACAAATTTTGCTCCAATGTCGGGTTAAATACATCCACCGCGATCAATCTTTTTGTGAAAGCAGTTCTACGCGAAAAACGCATCCCGTTTGAAATCACCCAGGCTCCCGACCCATTTTTTTCCGAAGCGAACATGGCCTATGTAAAAAAATCCGTCCAGGAGCTTCGCGAGGGCAAGGGTACCGTACACGAACTGATCGAGGTGGAGGATGAGTGAAAAAATCTGGTCTGACGATGCCTGGGAAGACTACCTCTACTGGCAGACCCAGGACAAGAAAACAATCAAACGTATTAACCAGCTCATAAAGGATATTGAGCGCAACGGCTGCATGGAAGGGATCGGAAAGCCCGAACCCCTAACCGGCGACCTGCAGGGGGAATATAGCCGAAGGATCAACGACAAAGACCGCCTGGTCTATCATATGGAAAACGGTCGTATCTATATTGCTCACTGCCGAGGACACTACGGCGATAAATAAGCCGCTATATCCCGCCCCACCAGGGCGGGATATTTTGTTCTCTGTCAGAATTTATCGAAATCCTCTTGCGTTGCCACCACCGCATATTTATGCTCATCATTCCGGCTCTCCACATACATATCGTTCACCATCCCGATGGTCAGAAGATCCAGATCCCGAATGGAAAGCCCTAGCTGTACGCACCGCAGAAGAAACAGGGGCGTCGTCATTTCCCGGTCAGTCGGGCGAAGTTTTTTTTAGCCTGTACATCCGTCTGGGTATTCAGCCCCCAAAGCTCTATGATCTGCGGCAGTACCTGATAAATGGAAAAGGTATTGAACCCGTCCAGCCATTCCTCCGGCGTATCCGGGATGGAAGGGTCAGCATGCTTCGCCATCACATAAGCGATATTCTCAAACATCTCCAAAGAGAACAGATCCAGATTGGAATTTTCCGGGTCGTTCTTGTCGATCCCCTTTTCCAGATCCCGCAGATCTTTGTAGATATCCCGGTGGAACCGCATCCGGTAGATCCGGGGGATGGCGGCGGAGGCTTTAAAAGCGACCTCCTGCCCATCAATCATGATATTTTTCTTCATGCTCATAATGTCTCCCCTCCGATCTCGTCCTCTTCCATTTCCTGCAGGCCGGACTGCTGTACCCCAGATGCCTCCGGATCAGCCACCGTCGGCATATAAACAGAAGTATACCATCCCGTATAAACCGTATCCGTGGTGCTGTCCCCGGTACGGGCCTTCACGTACCCATTGGCCAGAGGTGCTGCCGTGATAGCCAGCGTTTCCGTCTGTACCTCAATCTCCTCCTCATTGGTTGTAGATTCGATGTTTGGCCTGGCCGCCGAACAGTTATACAGCACATGGCGGATCTTCTTCACATCCCCGTCAAACTCAAAAAGCAGGGCGAAGTTTGCTGTCTCCACATTGGCGCTCTCCACCAGCACGCTGTTGTCATCCAGGGATTCCTTCAGCACATCCGTTCGGAAGCTCTCCGGCACCATAGCCAGTTCCAGATCCCCTTCGTAACCCATGTTGTTGGAGATCGTATAATAGGCATACCCATCCGCGTAAAAATTGGACGGCTCGCCGTTTGGCTCCAGGGACAGGGATACTGCGCCCGGCATAGCCACAGGTGTTCCAAAGGTCACATCTCCATCATCGTCCACCGTAATCAGTGCGTAATGCACGTTGCAGATATTAAATTTGACTTTATTTTTCTTATTCGGCATTTACATTCCCTCCATATCAAAAGAGTACAGAACCTCGTACAGCTTTTCACTGTCAATCCAGTTTTCCGTCTTATTATAAAAAATCCCCGCCGCATCAAGCGCATCCTCTATTTTCTGCTCCGAAGCAAGGTCTTTGACATCCGTGTACAGTTCCGCCCGCACCTCGCTGATCCGATAATAGACCTTCCCGTCCGCGGAAAAGTTATCACTCCCCGGAAGCAGGTAACAGACAAAGGGCGGATTCGGCGCTTCCCCTTCCGCGAAATGGTCATAGGCATAAGGGAAACCGATGCTTTTCAAAATATCCAGAAGTTTATCCATCCCTCAGGCTCCTTTCGATTTCTTCTTCCAGCTGCCGGATGCCCTTTTCCTCCGCCGGGGCGATATGGGCTTTGCCCTCCACCCGTCCGCCGCCCCGTTTTGCATGGCCATACTCCAATAGATGGGCCAGCTGATAGCGGTTTTTGGAATGGACCGTCAGCGTCAGGCTGCTGGATGTCTCTTTTGTCTTCTTCACCGCCCAGCTTTTGGCGTAGTCCCCGGTATCCTTCGGAGCATTGACACGGATCTCCTTCCTTACCGTCTCCCCGGCATCCCTGACCGCCTGCTTCACATCCTCCGCAGCCAGATCCGCGTATTCCTTCAAAGTCTCCATGACGGCGTCCTCCAGTTCCCCGATCTGTACCGTCTGTCCCATGGTCACCGCCTCGCTTTCTCGCACCGGAACTTCAGCGCTTTTTTCTTATAGTTCATATGGTCTACGGCCGCGATGTTATAGATTTCCCCTTGAAACAGGATCCGGAACCCGTCCGCTGTCACCTCCGCCGCCCGTTTGCAGAAACGGACGGTAAAAGCAATGTCAGATTCCGCTACCGTCAATCCGGCCGCTGCCTTTTCTTGCCCGCCCTCCCCGCTGACCGTGGCATGGCAGGTATAATAATCCTCCCAGACATTCTTCCGGTTCCCGATAGTATCTGACACCACGGAATTCTTCTGGAAAGTCACTTTTACATTCAGCAGAGCAATCTCCATCAGAACGCCTCCTTCCGGCTGCCGAAGAGCAGGGCTCGAAGCGTCAGGTTCAGGGCATGGTGGTCAGCTTCCTCCCGGTGTTCATACAGATAGGCCACAGTATACATCACCGCTGTTTTTCCATTCTCCGCTTCCTGCAGGCCGCTTTCCTCATCTATCCGCAGGATATCCATGCACATCCGCTCCGCAGATGCCAAAAGCGTGGTGATCAGCCCATCGTCCTCATCGTCATCTACCCGAAGATAATTCTTCATTTCTTCCAGCGTCACCAGCATCCCGCCTGCCCTCCTTCCTTACCAGCGGCGCCCCATGTCCGGGGACGCCGCCCGATTTTTCACATCCAACACATCAGGCACTGGCCTTCTGCGCCAGCACCTTCACCGCCTCGGACAGTACCAGCTTCCCGTCCACCCTCTGGGAGCCAAGGAAGCCCACCTGGCCGTTGGCGGCATACAGTTCGTTCAGCCGCTTGAAGGAACGTCCCTGCCGGTCCGCAATCCAGTAATAGCTGAAATCGCCGAAGGCAATGGTCTTCGCCCCCGCCGCGATCACCGGCATATAGGCGGAGGTCTTTACCGGCCTGCCAAGCAGGGTATCCGGCGTACCGGCCATCAGGGACGGCTGCCACAGGTACTGCCCCGTGGAATCCTTCAGCTTGCGCACCGCCTTGATGGTGGAATCGTTCAGCACCCATACCGCTTTCTTCCGGTAAGGGGATTTCAGGGAATAAAACAGGTCCATCAGTTCATCCGCTGTAATGGCTGTAGAAGAAGCCGCTGTCACCCCGGTCTCCGCACCGCCGGTAGCCGCAAGGACGCCCAAAGGCTTCCCGGAGCCGTCCCCGGTAAAGAAGGCCTCTTCCTCCTTCGCCCCGATCCGGCGTGCAAACTCCTTCGCGATATAGGATTCCAGGTCAAAGACGCTGTCATTTAAAAGTTCCTCGGATACCTTGATCATGGTACCTACCTTATAAGCCCCGATAGATACCTGGCCGAAGGAATCATCACTCTCCGTGTACGCTCCCTCCTCATCGATCCAGGACGCCGTTCCCTTCGTTGCCACTACCGGGATCTTCCGGTCGCCGCTGGAAGTACGGATCACGTTTGCCAGCTGGCGGAACACGTTTTCTTCTTCCAGGGCTTCCACCAGGGTGCGCTCATACTCATCCGGCACAAGATACCCGCCCTCGGAATCCGTTCCCTCTTCCAGTGCGTTGACCACGCTGGGAAGCGGCACCTTGGAACGCATGGCGTTCCAGAAATTGGCCCTGTATTCCTCCGAAGCCCTCCCGGTCTTTTCCTTTCCCGAACTGCCGGATGCCGGACGTCCGATCAGGGGCTGATTCACCGGCTGGGAGAGTTCGCTCTCAAAGGCTTCCTGCCGCTCCAACCTGGCGATCTCCTTCCCCAGATCCGTGATTTCCTGTTCCATACGGGTATAGGCGGCGTCATCCTCCGCAGACAGCACACCTTTTTCATTTCTGTGGGAATCCAGGAAGGCCTTCGCCGCCTCCCATGCCTTCGCCCTCTTTTCTCTCAGTTCTAAAATCGTCATCGCCATATCCTCCTTAATTCTTCAATAAATTCAGCCGCTCGTAGAGGCTGTCTACGCTACGGCCTGCCGATTCAGCTTTCGGTTTTGTCCTGCACTTTGCCGCGATCTTATCCATTAAGGAATTGACTGCGGCGGCTTCGGAATAAAGTATGGATACCGCAGGCGGCTCTGCGTCCTTCGGGAATCCTTCCCGGCTTAAAATACCGTCCGCGAACCCCAGCTCCACTGCTTTCCCGGCGTCCATCCAGGTCTCCGCGTCCATCATGTGGGACAGCTTTGTTCGGGACAGGCCGGTCTTGATCTCATAAGCGTTGATGATGGAATCCTTCACGCTTTCCAGCATCTCAATGGCCTTCTGCATCTCCCCGGAATCTCCCCAAGCGATCGTCGCCGGATTATGGATCATCAGCATTCCCACCGGCGAGATCAGCACTTTTGTGCCTGCCATAGCGATCACGCTTGCCGCAGACGCCGCAATGCCGTCAATCTTGACTGTCACATCATGGGGATAGTCCATCAGCATATTGTAGATCTGGGCCGCAGCCACGCAGTCCCCGCCGGGGCTGTTGATCCATACCGTGATATCGCCGCTCCCCGCCATCAGCTCCTCCTTAAAAAGAGCCGGCGTGACTTCATCGTCATACCAGCTCTCTTCCGCGATGGTTCCATTCAGGAACAGCACCCTCTCAATCCTCTCCTCACCGGAATCCTGATCCCGGATCTTCCTGCTTTTCCAGTTCCAAAACTTCTTCATCAAATCTCTACTCCTTTCCCCGCAAAACCATCTGCCCCTGCAGGCATCCCCTGCTGACCTGTTCCAAACAGCCCGGCATCCGCAAGCTTCGTCATGTTCCCGTTGATCAGGTACAGATCCCCGCCCTGCTCCGCCGGGATCCGGTCCAGGTTTTCCAGTTCCCGGATATCATTGGCGCTCATCCAGCCGTTCTGCCTTGCCGTGGCGTATCCGTTCATCCGGCTCTGGTAGTCCCCGCGAAGCAGGCCGTCCACGTTGAACTTAATGAAATACTGCTTTTTCTCTTCCCTGGACAGCAGCGAGCGCACCATGGACTGCTCCCACCGGGACACCCAGGGATCCAGGGTATACTTCACGAATTCCAGGGACTGCTGCTCGATGTTGTTGAAAGACGACTTTTCCAGGTCCCCGATCATATGGGGCGGCACCCGGAAAATCCTGGCAATCTCATCCAGCTGGAACTTCCTGGTTTCCAGGAACTGCGCCTGCTCCGGCGAGATAGAGATGGGCGTATACTTCATCCCCTCTTCCAGCACCGCCACCTTGTTGGCGTTCCCGCTTCCTCCGAAAGTCCTCTGCCAGCTTTCCCGCACCCGGCTGGGATCCTTGATGGTCCCCGGATGTTCCAGCACCCCGGAAGGCGCCGCGCCGTTGGCGAAAAACTTCGCCCCGTATTCCTCGCAGGCCATGGCCATGCCGATGGCGTTCTTCGCCATAGCGATGGGCGAGTATCCCACCAGCCCGTCAAATCCCAGACCTGGGATATGCAGCACTTCATAAGAGGACAGCCGTACAATCGATCCCTTCATGGTCGGAGCGTCATCGGAATACAGGGTGTACTCGTAGTACAGCTGCCCCTTGTCATCCCTGTCCACATACATCCGGTCCGCCATCAGGGGATATAAGGCCACCACATCGCCCCTTCCGTTCCGGATGATCTGGGCGTAGGCATTGCCCCACAAAAGCAGGTGCGTCATCAGCGTCTCCCGGAAAACGAAGGATGTCATCTCCGGGTTCGGCTCGTCATGGAGTAAAAAATAAAGCGGGTGATCCACCGCTTTTTCCTTCCCGCCATTGTCCGTATACCGGTAAAACTGCAGCGGCAGGCTCGCCACCGCCTCCGACAGGATCCTCACGCAGGAGTACACCGCCGTCATCTGCATGGCTGTCCGCTCATTCACCCGCTTCCCGGATGTGCTTCCTCCCATAAAGAAGGTATAGCCGCTTCCGGACGTCCGGTTCTCCGGCTTATCCCTGCTCCTTCCAAATCCAAACAAACTTAAGATTCCCATCAAAACCTCCTATCAAAACACCAGCAGTCCTCTGGTATCGTAAACAGATTCCCTTGTATCATTCCCGCACCGGATCGCCCTGTCCAGCCCCATGATCGCCGCGATCGCTCCATCGATCTTCTCCGTGGACTTTTCCTTATCTGCCTTGATGTTCCCCGCCGGATCCGTGCGGATAAAGATGTTGTCCATCATCCACCGCAGCACCGGATGCCCGCCGTGGGCGATCCTCTGCTCCAATGTCAGCTTCATCAGTTCCTTGGTAGGCGGCGACATGTCCTTAAAGCCCTGGCCGAAGGGAACCACCGTGAATCCCATCCCTTCCAGGTTCTGGACCATCTGCACGGCGCCCCACCGGTCAAAAGCGATCTCCCGGATGTTGAACCGCTCCCCCAGGCGCTCAATGAATTTCTCAATATAGCCGTAATGCACCACATTCCCCTCCGTAGTCTGCAGATAGCCCTGCCGCTCCCACACATCATAGGGGACATGATCCCTGCGCACCCGCAGATCCAGCGCCTCTTCCGGAATCCAGAAATACGGAAGCAGCTGGAACTTATCTTCCTCATCCAAGGGCGGAAACACCAGGACAAACGCCGTGATGTCCGTAGTGGAGGAAAGATCCAGGCCACCGTAGCAGACCCTTCCTTCCAGTTCCTCTTCATTGACCGCGAAGGCGCATTGATCCCATTTCTCCATCGGCATCCAGCGCACCGCCTGTTTCACCCACTGGTTCAGCCGCAGCTGCCGGAAGGAATTCTCTTCCCCCGGATTCTGCTTCGCCGACTCGCAGGCCGCTTTCACCTTGTCCATCCCCACCGTGATGTCCAGGGACGGGTTGGCCTTCTTCCAGACCTTCGGGTCAGTCCAGTCATCACCCTCATCCACCCCATAGATCACCGGGTAAAAGGTCGGGTCGATCTTCCGGCCTTCCAGGATGTCCTTTGCCTTCTGGTGCGTCTCATAGCAGATGGAATTGGTATCCGTTCCCGCCGTGGTGATCAGGAAATACAACGGCTGCATCCTGGCGTCACCGGAACCTTTTGTCATGACATCAAACAGCTTCCGGTTCGGCTGGGTATGCAGCTCATCAAAGACCACTCCATGGATGTTAAACCCGTGCTTACTGTATGCCTCGGCTGACAGCACCTGGTAAAAGGAATTGGTCGGATGGTAGATGATTCTTTTCTGGGATGCCAGGATCTTCACCCGCTTGGAAAGTGCCGGGCACATCCGCACCATATCCGCCGCTACTTCAAAAACAATGGAGGCCTGCTGCCGGTCTGCGGCACAGCCATACACTTCTGCGCGTTCTTCCCCGTCTCCGCAGGTCAGCAGCAAGGCCACTGCGGCCGCAAGTTCTGATTTTCCCTGCTTCTTGGGAATCTCAATGTATGCGGTATTAAACTGCCGGTATCCATTTGGCTTCAGAATTCCGAACAAATCCCGGATGATCTGTTCCTGCCAGTCGATCAGTTCAAACGGCTTTCCCGCCCAGGTGCCTTTGGTGTGGCAGAGACACTCAATAAAGTTCACGGCAAAATCTGCCGAATCCTTGTCATAGACGGAATCCTTCGCCTTGAACTTTGTCGGCTTATATTTCTTCAGTTTCCGCATCTTCATCCGCATCACCGCCTTTCAGCCACTGCCGGTACACCTGCTCGGAGATCTTCGCCATCATCACCGGCGGAACACTCATGCCGCAGATATACTGGACACTCTGGCCCATAAAATTATAATCCTGCGGGAAGGTCTGGCAGCTGATGATATCCTTATCCGTCATCAGCAGGCCGTCGCACATCCGGTAAAGGCTGCTGCCGGAAACGATTGTCTGCACCGGTTCCTCATCCCTGTTGATCGGAGTGGAAAAACCGTTATTCTTCACCTTCCGCACCCGCTCATTGATATCCGCGATACAACGGTCCGTCGGAATCCGGTATTTCAGGAGCTTCGCCTGCATACTGTCCGGATCCATCGGCTTGCCATACGGCTCCCGGACATCCTTAAACGGGATCGGCTTTGAATGGAACTCCATAGACAGCTTCGGATATTTCAGGTCTTTTCGATGGGCAATAAAAAAGACGCGCTCCCTTTTCTGAGGCACGCCCATTCTTGCCGCGTTGAACAAAAAAATCTGCACCACATAACCGGCACCATCAAAACCTTTCACGATCTGATTGACCCAGCCCTTGGCGTTTCCGATGATGATACCCTTCACATTCTCCGCGATCACGACCTTCGGCTGAAGGCGTTTCGCAATCGCTATGAAATAAAGAAACAGGTCATCCAACCTCTGTTTTGCCTGTCCTTCCCGGAATACCTTTTCCGTGTTCCATCCTTCTTCCCTGGCTCCAGCCGTGGAAAACACGGAGCAGGGCGGCGAACCGTCCAGCACATCCAGACGGAATAACTCTTCCGGAATCTTTTCATCCGGCAATTTCAAAAAATCCCTGATATCCATAAGAAATGAATGCTTCGGATGATTGTTCTGCTTATAAACCTTCATCATATCGGGATCAATCTCGCAGCTGCCAACAACATCATATCCCGCCAACTTGTATCCCATCGAGGAACCGCCGCCGCAGGAAAAACAGGAAAACACAGTATGCCCATGCTTCGGTCTTTTCTCCAGCTCCGACAGGCTCCACTTCCATGGAAACTCAGTTGAACCGGAAACCGCAGTTCGGGCATTCGTATTTGAACTTTTCATCTCCAAACACCTCCGCATCTATTTCCGTGGTACCGGTCAGTTCCTTTTTAGAACTGCCGCTGCCGTCACTGTCTACAGGCAGGTCAGCCGCCATGCCAAAAAAGTCGAACCCTTCCAGACCCAGTCCTTCCAGTTCGACTTCCAATTTCATAAGATCCCATGTGGCCTTTTCGCCGGTCTTGTTATCCAGGAACCGGTATTTCTTTTTCTGTTCCTCCGTCAGGCCATCACAGATCAAGCACTCCGCATCATCCATACCAAGAGCAACCAGCGCCTTGTATCTGGTATGGCCTGCGATAATCACATAATTCTCATCTACGATGATCGGCGTAATATAGGAACACTGGCGAATACTTTCCGCAACAGCATTCACCGCATTATCGTTTTTTCTCGGATTATTCTTGTATGGTTCTATATCAGCCAGCTTTAATCTCTGAAGCTTCATACCTCGAACACCTCCCCGCAGCAGGGACAGGTCATCGTCTTAGGGCCTGTCTCTTCCGTTTCATCATCAGGAATCGCAATCTCAGGCTGTCCGAAATCATATCCCTGAAAATCCACATCGCACAATTCCGCTGAAAGCTTCTTCTGATCCCAGGAAGCCATCTCAGCCGTTTTGTTGTCATACAGACGGTATTTTCTCTTCTGCTCTTCCGTCAGATTAGAAACAACGACTACTTCACACTCCTGATATCCTAGCTTTTTCAGTGCCTTATACCTTGTATGCCCCGCTAGGATCACGCCATCCTCATCAATAATGATCGGTGCGATGTAGGAACACTGCCGGATGCTCTCCGCGACATCGTCCACCGCCTCATCATTGATCCTCGGATTATTCTCATACGGCTTTAATTCAGCAATCCTTTTTCTTGCATACTCCATCCAAGTCCTCCTATCCCCGTTTCCGTGCCGACAGCAGATGCTCCATCAGATCATCGTGGGGATTAGCACCGCCGTACTCCACGGAACAGTTTTCCTTCACAATCTGATAAATCTGATACCAGCACTGGTTTACCTGCTTTAAATAATTCTGGCTCATAGTCACATACGGAGAAGTGATCGCCGCCTCTGTGGTCGGATGCTTCGCCAGAAAACCATATTCAGAAATACAAGTTTCGCACTGCACCCACCGGGATACTGACATAGCATACTGCTCGATCAGCTGGATATTCACCAGCCGGTCACATCCCCGCTCCTTCAGCCAGAGGAATGTAGACCGGAACACATCCTCCGCGCAGAGATCGATACCGCTTTTCTGGGAAGCCTTTAGAAACTCCTTCACCGGAGGCACGTCCTCACCGCTGATCTCTTCCGGCTCTGGAAGGTCAATGATCGATGCCGCCAGCCCGCTTCCGATCTTTTCCGTCAGCGCTTTGGATTTTCTGCCGGAGCCAACCCTGGCGCCGCCGCGCATCGTTCCATCTTTCGCCATGTTCCTCTCACCTCCTCGTCCTTGCAGGGGATAATTCCCCGTTTGATTTCTCATTTTTGTGCGTGACACCCCCGCACCGTTCCCCAAAAGAAAAGGCACAGAGATTTTGACCGCCCCTCCCCGGCTGAAATTTCACCGGTTATGCCAGCGGTCTCCGTTCTCCGCATGGATCTTCGCGTGGCAGGAACGGCACAGGGCGATCAGATTGTTCCGCTCATGGGTACCTCCCTGAGACAGCGGCAGTTTATGGTGGATCTCCTCGGTCTTCACATACCGCCCTTCCTTCAGGCACTGCTCACACAGCGGATGCTCCGATGCGTACTTATCGCGGATCCGTTTCCATGCCCGTCCGTATCTGCGGCGTACAGCAGGATCCCTGCCGTACTTCTCGTAGCGGCGGTTCTCTTCTTTCTGGTGTTCTTCACAAAACCTTCCCTCCGTCAGGTTCGGGCATCCCGGCCAGGAACATGGCCGCTTCGGTTTCCTCGGCAATACTCCCACCTCCTTCGGGCATAAAGAAAACCCTGGGGAATCGCTTCCTCAAGGCTCTCTCTTTTTATTTTCCGCATCTTAACAGTATCATACTTCCATACTGCATATCTATAGCATTTACTGTCAACTTTCAGGGATCACGATTTTTTTCAGCGTCTCATCATGGAGCCGGAACACTTTCCTCATGCTCATGTTCAGCGTTGTAGCGATCTGCTCCCATTTCACCATCCGCAGATACCTCTCTTCCAAAATGATCTGGCATTCTGGATCTTCCACCTGCTTGATACACCGGCGGATCACCTGCTTCAGGTTCAGAAGTTCATTGGCATCCTCCTGGATCTCCCTCTGCAGATCCAGAATCTTCACAATGATGTCCTCTGTTTTGTGGATGTTCCGGTTCGGGCTGCCAGGCATGTCACTCATGGTCGAGGCTGCCTTTATTGCCAATTCATTCAAGGAAGCTACCTGCTCCAGCTTGCTGTTGATCCGCTCATCCATATAATACGCTTTCATCAAAAAGTTCTTAACCGCCGTCTGCTGTTTATCCATAAGCCACCTCCGATTGAAATCCGTAAATAGTTCTCCTCGGATTGCCTCCCTTGATTGACTCTCATTCCTTCACTTCGTCCTGAAGCCTGCGGATCAGATATTCCCCATCCACGTTTGTCAGGCGCTGATACCAGCCGGAACGGAAAAACCGCTCAATCCGCAGAGACTCATCCATTCTCTCCCGATCCTTCGGATTCCGCTTGATCTGCTTTAGCGCCGCTCGATAATCTGTGACAGCCTGCAGAATAATGGCGTTCGCCAGCCGTTCATAAGGGTCTTCTGCCAGGTTCTTAGTTCCCGTCATCTGCTGTCACCTCCGCCTTCACTGCATCAATCAGCCTGGCCTGTGTGGCATCTTTTTCAGATAACGCCCTCATGATCCGCTCATCTACAGTACCTGCTGTCAGGATGTGCTGTACCACCACAGTTCCGGATTCCTGTCCCTGTCTCCAAAGCCTGGCTATCGTCTGCTGATACAGTTCCAGGCTCCATATCATCCCAAACCACACCAGAGTACTCCCGCCACTCTGCAGGTTTAGCCCATGTCCCGCAGAAGCCGGATGTATCAGCCCAACCTCCAGCCTTCCCGCATTCCAATCACAGATACTTTTGTCCGTATCCAGCTTTTCATAACGCACTCCCAGGGCATCCAGTCTTCTGGAAATCCGTATCAGGTCATGCTTATACCAATAAGCCACCAGAAGACTCTTTCCATTCGCTGCTTCAATCATATCCTCCAAGGCATCCAGTTTTCGGTCATGGATATTCTCTATCCCGCCGGCATCTGAATACACAGCACCGTTTGCCATCTGTGTCAGCTTCCCGGATAAGGAAGCAGCGTTTGCGGCTGTCACCTCTCCATCCGGAAGACTTAAAACCAGATCCTTCTTCATCTGTTCATATTTCCCGCGCTCATCCTCATCCATATAGACCAGATATTCTGAATTTACCAATTCCGGCATCTTCAGATGGTCCGTTCCCTTCATGGAAATCGTAATATCCGAAATCCGGTTGTAGATTCTCCTGTCTGCCCCCGGCCTTAAACGGTAGCTGTACACAACGGGTCCATTCATCTGATCCGGCACAAAATAATCCAGCCGGTACTGGCTGATAAATCTTCCCAGGCGTTCCCCCATATCCAGGATCTTGTACTCGGCGAATAAATCCATCAAACCATTGGAAGAAGGCGTCCCGGTCAGCCCCACGATCCGTTTTACCTTCGGCCGCACCTTCATCAATGCCCGAAATCTCTTTGCCTGCCAATTTTTAAAGGATGACAGCTCATCGATCACCACCATGTCATAATCAAAAGGCAGACCGCTCTTCTCAATCAGCCAGGGGATGTTTTCCCGGTTGATGATATAAATATCTGCATCCACCGTAAGGGCTCTCTTCCTCTCTGCCGCTGTACCGACTACTATGGAGTACCTGAGTCCCTTCAGCTGATCCCATTTCTGAATTTCTGTTGACCAGGTGTGTTTTGCGACCCTTAACGGCGCTATAATCAGCACCTTCGACACCTCAAAGCTATCAAATATCAGGTCATTCAGAGCCGCCAGCACTATACTGGTCTTGCCCATCCCCATATCCAGTAGAATCGCTGCTATCGGATGTTCCTTTATAAAATTGATCGCATATTTCTGATAATCATGTGGCTTGTATCTCATCTAAAATTCCTCCGATTTTCTCCGGACTATCAAGTACATACACCGAAAATCCAAGTTTCTCCATAAGCCTGTGCCTGGATACCTGCAGCGGCCTTGGCATCTTCCCAGGTGCCTTGACCTCCACAAATCCAAAATGCCTTCCCGGCAGAAGCACGATCCGATCCGGCATTCCATCAAATCCCGGTGAAACGAACTTGGGACAGATCCCGCCTCTGGCCTTTACGGCCTGAACCAGTTTCTGCTCCACCTGTTTCTCTCTCATAGCTCCTCCATCAATCGAATTTATGGTGCAGGGGGTGCAGGACGTTTCTATATTCCCCTTATAGGGATTTTTCTTGAAAAAATCTCTATACGCGATATAGGTAATAGTCCTGCAACCCCTGCACCTTTTCGGTATAATCATTCAGCAAAGTCTGTGTCTTTGACCTGCAGCCCCTGCACCCACATGCCGGATTTCTTCTTTTTGCGGATAAATCCTCTTTTCTCCAATTCCAAAACAAAATCCGCATTTGTGCGCTGATACTCTCCGGTACGCAGGCAGTAAGCACGGAACTCTTCATACAGTTCCCCAGACTTATACTCCAGTCCGTCACCGACCTCGCAGCATTCCTCCAGGAAAATGCCCATCCAGTCATTCATCCCGCGGTAAGCAGCAATGGCATTCACAACCACCTTCGGTTTTATCGTCTTGTGATCATGCCTGATCACCTTCCTTGCACCTTCAATGATCCAGCTCATAATGGCTGGTGCAGCATGCTCATACAGATAATCGGAATAATTCTTGATATCTGAATTACCTTCGATCTTTGCATGGAACGGAATCACGATCAGCCTTCGCCAGGTCCCGTCATCGGATGCGCTGACCTTCGGCAGATGGTTCGTATAAAGCACTACTGTGTGTGAAGGGACAAAATCAAAAGGATCTTTGAACTTCTTCTCACCCCGGATCTGATCCGTGGAGCACAACTGTTTCAGGATGGACGTTGACAATCTCATCCCTTCTTCCAGTTCCGCCGCGATAATGAGACGCTTCCCCTTCAGCTCCGCAATCTCCGGTTTTACATTTCTCCTGCAGCCAGCCGTCAGGACATCGGCAGAAATCGCTCCGGAATAGGTACCAAGCACTCTCGACACCGTATTCCAGAAGGTAGATTTACCGTTCCGCCCTTCCCCATACGCAATGATGAGAGCCTCCTCATATACCTTTCCAATCGCCGCAAGTCCCACCGTCTCCTGTACATAATCAATCAGATTCTGATCTTTACAGAAGAATACCTGCAGGGCATTTTCCCACAAGTCTTTTCCCTTATCCCCCGGCGACGCATTCGTGATCTTCGTCAGAAGATCCGCTGAATTATGCGCTCTCGCGCCTTCTATCCCCTTCTTCAGGTCATAAGTTGCTTCTGGCGTATTCAGGTAATTCTCCTGCGCGTCAAACAGGTTGATATCTGTCGCAACCATAGGCTTCGCCGCATTCTGCGTGTTGACGATATTCTTGTAATTCCTGTACTTCATCACGAAAGCGTAATAAGCCTTTGCCGCCAGATATTCCTTATAAACATCATTCAGTTCCGGGGAAATCAACTTCTCCAAAGCCTTCCCGCCGGTTCTTACAGCCTGCTCCGGAATACCTCTGGAGATAAGCGCCTGCATCGCTGCCGAATACTGTGATCTGGCATCCACAAGCTGCATATCCAAAAACTCTTCCACAGTTCCGACCGCCTTCTGCCGGTTTTCTCTCCAACAGACCCCGTCATAACTTAAGAACTCTGTCGCATCCGTATAAAGAAGCTCGCCGGCATATTCCCTGACCAACACTCGCGCCTCTCCGATATCCGAATAGTCCTCAGGCTTTAAGGAACCAAACTCAGCGTTATATTCCTCCGGCGGCACATAGCCCGGCTGTATCATGACTGTTTTCTTATAAAACCGCACTGCACTTACCCAGATCGTATTCAGCTCCGATTCCTCCAATGGCGGATCACACCGCTTCGCATGTTCCAGAAAAGCATCCTTCGCCTTATCTGTGATCCCATACTTTTTCAGAACCCTGCCAGCAAAATGGCTCATAGAATTGTTGCGGTTCCCCTCTGTAATCGGACCGGAACCCACCGGCATCTCCCCTTCTTCCTTATAGGAAGGATCCACAGACACCTCTTCATCCATGTTCAGCCACCCTTCATGCCAGATGCACGCTCCGGTATCCGCGCCGAAAATGAACCTTGCCGCATCCAGGGCATTCCCGTCAAAAAAAGGATACTTCTCATGAACCGCCGCCTTCAGCGCCGCATAATAATCCGGATCCTCCGTTTCCTCGATCTCGAAATATACATGAAACTTTGGTCTGGCAGCCCTGCCGTCCTTTTCCTTCCTATGATTCCGGCTGTAGGCAATCGCATAGGATAGATCCGGCAGAAGCTCCGCCAGCTTTTCCTCTGTCATCCACTCTTTTGGATCCTCAGAATAGTCGTTGTCACAATCCATCACCAGAACATTCGACTTCACAAAATTATTCTTGCTGCGGTAATCTTTCCGGTATTCTGCGCACACATGATCAAACTTCGCCGCCTCATGCAGCTCCTCCGCGGAAGTTACTTCCACCCTGTTCGGATAAAAGCAGTTCTTCGTGTCGGAAACTACATTGGCTGTATGCAAAATCAATCGCATTCGCTATGCCTCCTGTCTTAAATTCTGTTCCTGCCGGCATCTTCGTTACCGGCATACTCCGCACGTAAAAGTATCTTTTCCTATCCCATTGGACCGTTCTCCCTTCAACAGTAGTAAGGCGCTCTGACCGCCTTCTATTGATCCAAGGAGTTTCGGTCACCTGTTTTTTGACCTGATCAAAAAATTTTTAGAAAAAATCTCACCGGAAGACACAAAAAAATCGCTGTCAAAACTCCTTACAGCAGCAGAGAGGCACACAGTCGCTCAGAAAAATACAGACAAGGAGGCAAAGAGAATGCAGAGTCAACCAGACACAAGACCTAGCAGGCGCAGCATGCCGACGAATGAAGAAATCTCGGATTTCCTGATCATCATCAGCGTCATCGCTAAGCGCCTCGCAGGCCTGATCATGAAGGAAGGAGAAAGACAAGATGAGCAAAATGAATGAACTGTCCATGCTGCTGGACAACCTGATCGAATGCGGCGAAACGCTAACAGAGACGGCCAGGGCACTGAAAGCGTTCTATTCATCTGACAATGAACCTTCAGCCGCTCCGGCAAAGCCACTTCCTCCCACAAAGGAACCGGCAGCCCCGGAAGCAAAGCAGCCTGAATCAAAACCAGAGAAAACGTATTCAAAGGAAGAGATCAGAGCCATGCTTGCAGCGAAAGCCAATGAGGCAGACGGCATCTATAAAGTGGATGTCAGAAACCTGGTCAGAAAGTACGGCAACGGTGGAAGCCTTACCGATGTAGACCCCAGAAACTATGCAGCTCTTGCAGCTGAAGTGGAGGGAATCGGAAATGCCGGGTAAACACGCAATCCTCTCAGCATCATCGTCACACCGCTGGCTTGCCTGTCCACCAAGCGCGAAACTCTGCGCAAAGGAAGCCAACAAATCCAGTCCATACGCCCAGCAGGGTACCGACGCCCATGCACTCTGTGAGTACAAGGTCTTGAAAGCCCTGGGACGCGATTCCCCTGATCCCACGGAGAACCTGGACTACTTTGATACAGAGATGGATGACTGCTCTGACCAATATTGTTCCTACGTTTGTGAACAGCTGCAGAAAGCCAAAACCCTCTGCAGCGATCCCCAGATCCTGATCGAACAGCGGCTGGACTTTTCCAGATGGGTACCGGAAGGCTTCGGAACCGGCGACTGCCTGATCGTTGCTGACAAGATCCTTCATATCATTGATTTCAAATACGGCGTCGGAATTCTCGTAGAAGCTGAGAACAATCCCCAGATGATGTGTTACGCCCTCGGAGCCCTGGATATCTACGACGGCATCTATGATATAGAAGAAGTCCGTATGACGATCTTCCAGCCCCGCCGCGAAAATATCAGTTCCTGGGACATCAGCAAAACCGACCTGCTTGCATGGGCTGAGAACGTGCTGAAACCGGCAGCGGAACTTGCCATCAAAGGCGAGGGCGACTTCCATGCCGGAGATCACTGCCAGTTCTGCGCAGTCAAAGCTACCTGTCGCAAGCGTGCGGAATACAATCTGGAACTTGCAAAATATGATTTTGAGATGCCGGTAAATCTGGATCAGGCAGAGATTTCTGCCATCCTCCCCCGGATTGACGAACTCATCACATGGGTCGGAGACGTAAAGGAATTCGCCCTTCAGTCAGCCTTAAGCGGAACAAAGTACCCGGGCTTCAAGGTAGTTGAAGGCAGATCCACAAGACGTTTCACAGATGAAGCCGCCGTAGCAGAAGCCGTCACAAACAATGGATTCGACCCTTATGAGAAGAAACTTCTCGGGATCACGGCAATGACTTCCCTTCTCGGGAAGAAGAGATTTGAAGAGCTTCTCGGCGGTCTTATCACGAAACCGCCCGGCAAGCCGACACTGGTGCCGGACACCGATAAACGGCCGGCAATAAACACAGCAATCGAAGACTTTCAAGAATAAAGGAGAAAAATATCATGGCAAAATTTGTTAATCCCACAAAAGTTATCACAGGCGTAAACACCAGATGGTCCTACGCGAACGTCTGGGATCCGAAATCCATCAACGGCGGAACACCGAAATACAGCGTCAGCCTCATCATTCCGAAATCGGATACCGCGACCATCAACAAGATCAAGGCCGCCATCCAGGCAGCTTATGAAGAAGGCCAGAGCAAACTGAAAGGCAACAGCAAATCCGTCCCGGCACTGTCCACCCTGAAGACTCCGCTCCGTGACGGCGACCTGGAAAGACCCGATGATCCGGTCTACGCCAACGCCTATTTCATCAACGCCAACTCTTCCACAGCGCCCGGTATTGTAGACGCAGACAGACAGCAGATCATCGACCGTTCCGAAGTATATTCCGGCGTGTACGGCAGAGCCAGCATCAATCTGTATGCCTTCAACACCAACGGGAACAAAGGCATTGCCTGCGGACTGAACAACCTTCAGAAGATCCGCGATGGCGAACCTCTTGGCGGAAAGTCCAGGGCTGAGGATGATTTCAATACCGAAGACGATGATGATTTCCTGAACTAAGCGGACAACCTGCAACACTCAATCCGGCGGCAGTCATCAAAACATGGCTGCCGCTGCCTCCTTAAGAAAGGAACACAATATGAAAAACATTACACTTATCAAGCCAGTCATTCTCCGCAGCGCCCTGAATGATATGACGGTCTCCCAAAGGGAACTCGCTGTGGATCTTCTGACCAACCGGAAGTTCCTGCTTCCGGATGCAGATGGATTACGGCTCATCGAAAACACAAAAAACAGCAGCAAACTTCCAAAATTCTACCTATATGGGTCAGAAGCAGTCTGCTATTACCGCCAGTCTCTGGATCTTCCGGATGTATCTCTGACCGATATTGAGGTTGATGATATCGTCATGAATACAGAAGACTTCGATACCCTTTACGATATCCTTTATCTTCTGAACCGCGTCCGTATGAGAAATGCCAGATTTACGCGCCTTCTGGCCATGGATGCGCCGGTAATTATCCTCTGGAATGAATACAGGGTGCTGCAGGAGCACATGGAGGATCTTCAGGATAACAACTGGTGCGGCCATCCGGTTATCAACCGTTTCAATACAGCTTATGAAGATGAAACGCCGGAATGGCATGAAGAAATCCGTAAATCTCTTGCCGATATCAGCTACAGTCTTCTCCGGTACAAGAAGGAAAACGAACCGATACCGGAAGAATAAAATACAAACGGCAGCGGGTTTTCATGCCTGCTGCCTTTCTCAAATAAAGGAATATTTACTATGGAAATCAAAGAAATGTCAATCGACCTGGAGACTTACAGCGACATTGATATCACCAAATGTGGTGCATACAAATATGCTGAGTCTGATCATTTTGAGATACTGCTCTTCGGAGTCTCCGTGAATGGCGGACCCGTCAAGGTATATGACCTGGCCTGCGGCGATACCATTCCGGAAGAAATCCTTGCAGCACTATCTGATGAAAATATAACCAAATGGGCTTTCAACGCTTCCTTCGAGCGTATCTGCCTCTCCAACTGGCTGAAGCAGCATTGCCCGGAACACTTCCGCGGATACAGCATCCCTGAGGATCCGGCTTCAAAATATCTGGATCCTTCCTCATGGAAATGTACCATGATATGGTCCGCATACATGGGACTTCCCCTCTCACTGGAAGGCGTCGGCGCTGTCCTGAAATTACAGGATCAGAAGCTGAAGGAAGGCAAAGACCTGATCCGCTATTTCTGCAAGCCATGCAAACCTACCAAGGCAAACGGCGGACGCACCCGGAACCTTCCCCAGCATGACAGTGAAAAATGGATCCTCTTTAAGGAATACAACCGCCGTGATGTGGAAGTGGAAATAGCAATCAAGCAGAAACTCGCACGTTTCCCTGTCCCTGATTTTGTCTGGGATGAATATCACATGGATCAGGAAATCAATGACCGCGGCATCATGATTGACCCAGAATTCGTATCGAATGCCATCGCCTTTGATGAAAGATCCAGAGCTTCCCTCATGTCAAAAATGCGGGATATCACAGGGATTGATAATCCGAACAGCGTTCAGCAAATGAAAGAATGGCTCTCCGATCGGGGCGTTAAGATGGAATCACTCGGCAAGAAAGAAGTTGCGAAGTTTGTCAAAGATTCCATTGGCAATATGGATGGTAATATTACAGAAGCCCTGAAACTCCGCCTCCAGCTTGCAAAATCCTCCGTCCGCAAATATCAGGCCATGCAGAACGTCATGTGCTCTGACGGACGTGCCCACGGCATGTTTCAGTTCTACGGTGCCAATCGTTCCGGCAGATGGGCCGGCCGTCTGATCCAGCTGCAGAACCTTCCGCGGAACCACATCCCGGATCTCGCAGAAGCCCGCGCCCTTGTCCGTTCCGGAGATTACGATACCATGAACCTTCTTTACAACGACATCCCGGACACGCTCTCGCAGCTGATCCGCACGGCTTTTATTCCAAAACCAGGATGCAAGTTCATTGTCAGCGATTATTCTGCCATAGAAGCCAGAGTCCTCGCGCATATCGCCGGTGAAAAATGGCGTTCTAAAGTATTTGCTGAAGGAAAAGATATTTACTGCGCTTCTGCCTCTCAGATGTTCGGCGTTCCCGTGGAAAAACACGGTATCAACAGTCATCTCCGCCAAAAAGGCAAAATCGCTGAACTTGCCCTCGGATACGGCGGATCTGTAGGCGCTCTGAAATCCATGGGTGCCCTGGATAATGGTCTTCAGGAAGAAGAACTGCAGCCGTTGGTCAGCGCCTGGCGTCAGTCTAATCCAAACATCGTACAGTTTTGGTGGGATGTAGATAATGCCGTAAAGACAACAGTCCGGCAGCGGATCAAAACAGAAGTCCGCGGCATACGCTTCTCCTACACAAGAGGCATGCTCTTCATCACCCTTCCTTCCGGCCGGCAGCTCTCCTACGTAAAACCCCGTATTGGAGAAAACCGTTTCGGCGGAGAATCCGTCACCTATGAAGGGGTCGGCACCACAAAAAAATGGGAACGGATCGAATCTTACGGTCCGAAATTCGTGGAGAACATCGTTCAGGCAATCTCCCGGGATCTTCTATGCTTTGCTATGAGGAACCTGTCCTTCTGCCAGATCGTCGGCCACGTCCATGATGAGGTGATCATCGAATGCGGCCCGGAGGTCTCCGTACAGAGCCTCTGCGACATCATGAGCAGATCTCCAGACTGGATGCCAGGCATCCTGATCCGCGGAGATGGATATCAGTGCGATTTTTATCAAAAGGATAGTTGACGTAAAACACCGCCGGAGCAGCTGCCCTGGCGATGTTGTTTTTCTTTAGTGAAATCTAGAAATCCAGTCCTTCTTATCCTTTTTCTTCTCATATGTTACTTTCAGTTCCTCATATTTTTTCTTTACCGCTCGGAACTCTATTTTTAGTGGAAATGTCTCGTCCTCCAAAATATCCACCGTTGCTTT